TTGCAACTGAGAAATTGGCAACTAGGTCTCCAGATGGCATGGCTCTTATCTGGGGGTCTTTGCCGACATTACCGATAACTTGAATTTGATTGAACATTTGATTCCTTTTCTATTGCGTCTGCTAAAAGTTTAAATTGCACCGATGTAAAAAGATTAGACCAATGCAAAATTTCATGTTTGCCTAAATAACCATAAGCAATTGTTAAAAAATACCACTCTAAATGCCTGAGTTCGTAGTAATTTAATTTACTTGTGTCCATTTTTTGTCTGCCAAAATTGAAGTAAGTTTTTAAACATTAACCAACCCTTTTCTAGTTCTTCCTGAGTCCATTTGTGGAGGACAACAAGGCCAGGGTTAGTGCGAGATACAAAAGCATTAGCGCACTCGGCATGGGGCAGTCCAAGGCCAACTCGGTACGCTGCCAGTTGCATTAAGTGTTCGTCATACCCAACAATCTTGTCTCCAACGTCAAATTCCTTGGTCTTAACGTCAATGACAACCCCTCGATCCGTCTTAGTGTGTAAGTCGGTTTTGCCTCCAAATCCGTCCTCATGGGCAAACGACATTTCAGGAATCCAAATCTGGGAAGCATAGTTTTCACGCATAAGATTGTCAAAAGATTGGCAATGTTCTTGATGCGCCCCATAACCTCGTCCCTCATAAAATCCTTGAATTGACGCATGGATCTCAGTACCTCGGTTGGCAGCCTCCTTGCCCTCCTCCTTAGAATCGGACATGATCCTAGCAATCCATTCTTCCTCGGTCTCCTCCGCACGTTTGGGAAGGGTTAGTGCAGCCATAAGTACCTGGCGTTGCAACCAGACATTTAATGCAGGCTTGGCAGCGACATTCAAAATGGTTGTGACTGAAGGTACAAGATTCATTGTCCGAGCGTCTCTGAGCGTTGTGTTGCGCTCTTTGCCGTTCTTACCAATGACTGTATACATTGGATTCCCCTGGCGGTCATACCAATGTTGTGACTCGGATGCTCTGGTTTCGTTTTGTGTTGTCATGCTAATCCCCCTAATTTTGATTTCAATAAGTCTTTTGCTTTGATGGTTGCTACTTTGTATGTTTCGTTGTTTACGCAATATTTATATGCAGCCTTAAAAGCCTTTTCTAGTTCGTCAAGGTTTTGGCAGTCTCCAATTGCAGTAATCAAGTCAGCAGCTACTGATTCGTTGAATTCAGGTTGCTGAACATTTGTAATACGCTTGGGGGTTACTTGATGCGTATGAGCATCTGCATCATTGTCCCCCTCAGTTGGTATTGCAAAGGCTTGAAATGCAGCATATTTATAAGCTGCACTCATAGCTTTATTTGTGGCCTTGTCTCCAGAATCCATTGCTTCACCAAATGTTTTAACAATATGCTTAGAGCCATCTTCAGCAGCCACAAAATCAAATTCAGCTTCTACGGTTACATAGAAAAGCGGTTTTCCTGCTGCGCTAATGCGTTCATCACAAATTCTGGTCAACATTCTTGGAAGAATGCAAAGTCCATGTTCAGCCAATAAAGGTGATATTGCGTTGTAAACATCATCAATTCCCCTAAATTTGTAAGTTGCTCCTTGAGAATTTGTACGGTCTTTGGCAATACCACTTTTAGATAAAGCCAATTGAATAGCATTGATTGATTTATAAACTTTCATACTTGCGCCCCAGTTAAATATCCAATAATAAAAATAAAAATAATGATGCAACCGTAAACAACGATTTTGTCTTCTTTATCCATTATTTGTACTCCTTGGATGGGTACAAAGCATCAAGCTCAAGTTTGCGAACGAACTTGATTAATTCAGCCTGGGAGTTGATTTTGTGTCCTGTATAGTCATGGACAAGGTTTAAGACTGATTTGATACCGTCTTGGTATCCGTCTTTGTAGTGATCCAAATTGTCTTTGGAAGGGAGAATGTTATGTTCCATCTTCAAATTTCCTTAGTTAAAAATGACGTACAGGTTTGTAGCGTCTGAGTTTATTGTAAGGCTATTTTGACAAAAAAGGAACAATTTACAAAATATTTTTAATTAATTTGAATATTTGTCAGTTTTAACTTACAATTACCAAATGGAAAAAGAAACGGCAATCAGATTAGCAGGCAGCGCAAGCAAACTGGCTAGACTCCTTGGAGTCAGTCGGCAGAGCGTATTTGCTTGGAAGACTATGCCTGAAGGTAGGGTTTGGCAATTAAAAGTATTGCGTCCAGATTGGTTTGACGAAATAAAAAGGTTCTAAGTGAAATTCGATGAAATGGACTTTTTTTGTCTTTATTTTTTAATTGAATACGATCAACCTTGGTTTTTATGGTTTTTTTGGATAATTATTATTTATTTAAGGAAAATTTAATGTATACTTTTAAGCGTCTGAGTGGCATCAGACGTAAGACGCAAATTATTGTTAACCTCATAGATTCCTGTGTGGTCTTGCTAGACAATAAACCAACTTTTGATTTGCGTCATACGTTTGTTGTTGCTCTCGCCAAGAGCCAAGACCACAGAGTAATTTATGAGGTTTTTTGCTTTTGGAGACCGTACTCCACACGAAAGCAGAGCATTTGCATGGATGGCTTGGAACAAAACACCGTACACAGATACACCCCTGTGCAAAACTTGACTGAACTTGATTTAGGTATCAGTAACCTCATAAGTACATGGTGGAACAAGACTTATGAGCAAGCGAATAAATCCCTCATGGGCACTTGGGTTTCTTTTGTTATATTTAAAGATAAACAATTGATTCTGGAGAAGGTAGGTTCTATCCACCCTTGGCAGAGCTTTGACTAAAGAAAAAGGAAGAAAAAATGGAAACTAAATTTGAATTATTTTGGAAGACTTGGCCTAAAAGTACACGAAAGGGAGGAAAGTCTAAATGCGAGAAGGTTTGGAATAAGACTTATTGCGAATCATGCGCTGATCAAATAATTAAGCACGTTGAATGGCAAAAAACAACAGATCAATGGAGAAAAGACAACGGAGCTTTTATTCCTGCTCCTTTGGTTTACCTTAATCAACAAAGATGGGACGGAGCAGAAATACCTGAAATTTCTACTTTAGTACAGGAACGTGATCCTTACCTGGTTAAACTGGATGAAGAACGCAAGAACTTTGTGCCTATGCCTGATCACATCAGAGAAAAAATTAGGGGAATTGGCAGATGAAAGTTTTACCTATTAAATCTGAAGAAACATATCCTTGGTTATTAAAAAAACACTATGCAAAAAGAATTCCTATGATTCAATATGCTTTTGGTTTGTATGAAGAAAACATATTAATTGGTGTAGTTACTTATGGAATACCTGCATCAAATAATTTATGTTTCGGTGTTTGTGGCAAAGAATATTCTGATAAAGTTTTGGAATTGAACAGAGTTTGTTTGTTGAATAATGAAAAGAACCAAGCAAGTTTTTTAGTGGCTAACAGTTTAAAACTTTTACCCAAACCATGTATCATAGTTTCTTACGCTGATACAGAAAAAGGTCACGTTGGATATGTTTATCAAGCTACTAATTTTTTATATACTGGTCTTAGTGCTAAAAGGGTAGATTGGCAAATAAAAGGTATGGAAGATAAACACGCAAGACATATGGGTAAATCTTTAGAACAGATTAAACAAGATCATGGAGATGACTTTTATTATAGAGAAAGATCAAGAAAACATAGATATGTTTACTTTCAAGCAGATAAAAAAGAAAAGAAAAAGTTAATGCAATTATTGAATTACAAAATTGAGCCTTATCCAAAAGGTGATACTTCAAGATATGACTCAGGCGGTAAAGTTTCAACTCAGGAATTATTATTTATATGATTAAAACAATATGGCAGCCAGTACCCAGACATTGTGAAGTGCTTGGAATATGCCAGGCCAGAAATTGTGCAGGTTGTCCAAACAAAGACCATTTTGAAGATTCAATTGTCAGTAGAGAAGTTTTAAAATTAACCACTAACATAGGAGTAAAAGCAAAACCAGAAATGAGAGCTTGGATATTTGAAAAAGATTAATCAACAACTAAGGAAAATTAAAGATGAAAACACAAAATATGATGATATTTGAATATTTGGTTAAAGGAAAATCGTTGACTGCGATGGACGCTTTAAAACTGTTTGGTTGCTTTAGACTTGCAGCAAGAATTGCAGAGCTAAAAACAACTGGGATTGAAATAGTTTCTTCAAGGAAACAAGTCAAAAACCAATTTGGCAAAGATGTAATTGTTGCAGTTTACTCACTAAAGGCTTAACCATGAAATACTTACTCATAACATTCTTGGCACTAGCTGGATGCTCTACTCCCAAACTAGAAACTCCAACTCAATATACTTATACATCCCCTCCAGTTGTGCCAGTCAGAGTTGATCCACAGGCGCAACAAATGTCTAGGTCTGAAGTAGTGTCAGCCACTATCCAATGCGAACAGGATGGTCTCAGAGCAGTTCCAATCATGTCTAAGCGCATAATTTCAGGCATGATGAGCGACATTGTGATTGACATCCAATGTTTACCCAAACGCAACATTTTCGATGTGAAATTCTAATGAACTCAAAAAAAGCAAAAGCACTCAGAAAGTCATTGAAGGAAAACAACATTGACATTTTAGATAGCTCCTATTACACCGATTTAAGACGAATTGGAGGACAGATTCAACTCAAAAAAGAGTCGGGGCGATCAATGTATCAAATGATAAAGAAATCAATGTATGACTACGGACAAAAGAATATTCATTCTAAGCCACTCTGAGGCCAGGCAAAGAGCTAAAGACTTTGTTGGAATTGCTCCCGAGGGATGGGTTGTGGAGTTCAAACCTGCAACTCGAACTTTGGAACAAAACGCAAAACTTTGGGCATCTTTGTCTGACATATCAAAACAAGTTGTCTGGCATGGACGCAAGCTAACATCTGAGGAATGGAAGTTTGTTTTCTCCAGCGCAATTAAAAAACAAGAAGTTGTACCTAATATTGACGGAACTGGGTTTGTAGTTCTTGGTCAATCGACTTCTAAAATGACAAAAGCAGAAATGTCCGAACTTTTGGAGTTAATTTTTGCTTTTGGTGCTGAACATAATGTTAAATTTGAGAATCAATATGCCGAGACCTAAAACTGAATTAACTGGATCAAACACTACAATTTATGTGAGATTGACTGCAAAACAAAAAGAAATGTTTAAAGATATTGGGGGCGCAGATTGGCTAAGAAACTATCTTCAGAGACAAATCAGGTCTGAAGAAATTGGTTTAGGATTACCAACTTTAAAGGATAAATATGATTCAAGTACCTTACAACACAGGTAAAGTGAAGATCGGTTTCAGATACGATCCTCAAATTAATTATTGCAATCCAGATCAAGACTGGATACAAAAACTACTACTTAGTTTTAAAATATGAACTGGGAGGTTAACAAGGCGTTCCAGGATGTCAGAGTTGAGAATTTTCCTTGTTTCTGCTCAACCTAGTAAATGACCAAATGGACTCCCAATGACTAAATGTAAGGTTTGCAGGTCTGAATTTGTCAGACG